TTGGAGATTCTAATCGAGGAACTTCATTGGTACGACAAGGAGGTTCTTAAATTGTGGCTGGAAGAGGGCAGCTACCGAAAGGTCGGAAAGAAAGTAGACATTCCTTACAAATCTATTGGAAACACCGTTAATAAAGCACTTGAACAACTAAGAGATAATTACTATGCTATACATCTTGAGCGGATTATCCGCGAGCGTATTAAGCTACCTTTGGATTGAGGTATTCGCAATAGACCTACTTCTAAAAAAGTGGATGGGAATGGACGAAAGCTATTCGTTTAAACCATTGGACTGTCGGCTTTGTATGTCCTTTTGGTTCGGGTTTGCGATGTGTTGCTTTCACACTACTGAGGCTCTTCTTTATGTGCCTTTGCTGAGTGTGTTATTTGAAAGATTGATGTGGAGGTTCGAAATATGAGCGACTTAGTTTTATTGTGTTTTATGTTGTTATTATTGGTTTGGGTTGTGAGGATTATAAACAAAGAAAATTCTAACGATGGACAAAAATGAAGTTTTGCTATTTATAGCTGAGAGGCTCGACCAAATTACGATGATGGGACAGGGGCGTTACTCGGGAAGAATCACGAGAGAAGAACAGAAACTATATCAAGATGCTTGGAGTTACATCGACCCGAAAGCCAAAGTCTGTTTCACTTGTGGACGGACGCCTCAGTTAATGAGTGTTGCACTTTTAAACTTTTACCAATGCCAGCAAGAAAATGCGATAACGGAAAATGGAGGTGGGGAAACGGAAACTGCATCTACCCCACCAAAAAGGAAGCGCAGAAGGCGGGGGTCGCAATCGAAATCAAAAGAAGATTAGATGAGGCAAAACGAGAACCATGAGAACTATGGGCTGTATATCACCCAAAACACCTACCAAATGAAGTGGTACTGCTTTCATCGAGATGCCGCAGACGATTACTGGAACGGAGAACCATGCAAGAAAGCAATGGGAGACACTCCACAACAAGCACTAAGCAACTACAAGAATGGATTTTTTTGTAAGGATACACCGTAACGACCCATGCGCTTGTGGAAGCGGTAAGAAATTCAAAAAATGTTGTCTCAAAGAGAAGGGTAAGAAAGCACTCGTTAAAGTAACTATCAATGCAGATTGAAACCAAGCACATCACGGAGTTGATTCCAGCACCTTACAATCCGCGAACAAGCACCGAGAAGCAAGGCAAGCACTTAATGGAATCGCTCAAGAAGTACGGAATAGTTGAGCCAATAGTATGGAACAAAAGAACGGGTTACATCGTAGGAGGACACTTCAGAGTGCGACAACTTCAAGAAATGGGGGTTACAGAAGTGCCTTGCGTTGTCCTTGACCTTAATGATGAGGACGAACGAGAATTGAACATTCGTCTAAACGCAAACACTGGGTCGTTCGATTGGGATGACTTGGCTAACAAATGGGACTATCAACTCTTAAACGATTGGGGACTTGCTACTCCTGACAAATGGGTAGATAAAGACGAAGAACCGAAAGCAACCGAACCGAAAGAGATTTGTCCAACTTGTGGAAAGTAACATAGATTAAACAATGAACGAAGGCGGAACACCTGAGAACCTTAAACCCTTCAAGAAAGGACAGAGCGGAAACCCGAAAGGGCGACCGAAGAACGTTGAAACTCTGCTGAAGGAACACTTCTTGGATGAGCATAACGTCAAGCTGTCGAAGGGTCAGGTGCAAGACATCATAAAGAACGTACTCGGCAAGTCCCGGAGCGAGTTGGTTGAATTGGCAAAGAACGACCAGCTACCTTTTTGGATTGCTCTAATAGCGAAGAAAGCGCAGAGGGACTACGAGAAGGGTTCGATTCATATCTTAGACGTGTTATTCGATAGGGTGTACGGCAAGCCGAAAGAGGAGGTAGAGCAGACCGTTAACGGTGGTAAGCCCGACAAGGTGGAGATAGTAATACACAGACCTGAGAAGAAATGACAGAATGCCCGGTGTGCCATAAAGTTGGATTCCATAAACTGAGTTGCTCAACGCAGAAGGCATCGGTGTTCATCCCAACACTTGAAGGAGATGAAGCGGAGGAGTTCATCCGCAAGGCAGACGAGAATGTAAGACTGATGAGACAGAGGCTCTGCAAGAACCACGTATGGCGCAAGGACTACATTAACGGTGGTAAGAAGTGTCAGGTGTGCGGCAAGGCACAGCAAGAATCGGCAAGGTCGAAAGACGTTGAGCCTTAGACTGACGAAACCGACCAAAAAGTCAACCAATAATCTGACGTGAAAATTGAAGGAACTGGCGTATTTGATGACCTGTGGCAAGCCCTTAATGATAAATCCATTCGGGGAATTGTGCTTGAGGGTGGAAGCCGTTCCTCCAAGACGTGGAGCATCTGCCAAGCCATCTACCTTACAGGACTACAAGAACCGAAGAGAATCGCAATCGCGAGGTTTCGGAGGACGTGGATTAAGCCGACCGTACTCGACACATTCAAGAAGGTACTCCAAAGCCTTGAGGTATGGGAAGATGAGGCGTTCAACAAGACCGATTTAATCTACTCAGCACACGGCTCTACATTTGAGTTCTACGGGCTTGACGATTCGCAGAAGCTACACGGTATCGAAACCGATTACTTTTGGCTCAACGAGGCAATCGAAACCAGCAAGGACGACTTCGACCAACTGGAGCAGCGTTGTAAGGGCAAGTGGATTCTCGATTACAACCCATCAACAGATGAGCATTGGATTTACGACAACGTCTTGAAACGGGACGATGTGGTGCTGATTCATTCCACGATGCTGGACAACACCTTCCTCGACCAGCACATCCGCGACAAGATTAACAGCTACGAGCCGACACCTTTTAACGTATCACGAGGAACGGCAGACGAATACAAGTGGAAGGTCTACGGATTAGGTCAGAGGTCAAGAAGAGAAGGCGCGATATACGAGAACTGGACAGAAACAAAAGAGTTTCCAACGGGTTACAAGTGGAAAGCATACGGGCTTGACTTCGGGTTCACCGCAGACCCGACCGCATTGGTGGAGGTTCTTTATCAAGAAGGCAAGCTGTGGGTTCGTGAAGTGCTTTACGAAACGGGGTTAACGAATGCAGACATTGCAAGGAAGTGCGGGCTACAACGAAGTGATGAGATAATAGCCGACTCAGCAGAGCCAAAGAGCATCGAGGAAATCCGAAGGGCTGGCTTCAGAATCCGACCAGTTGCCAAAGGTCAGGACAGCGTAAGGTCAGGAATTGACAAGCTGAAATCTGTACAGATAATGGTGCATCAAGACTCGGTTAATGTCATTCGGGAGTTAAGAAACTACGCATGGAAACGGGACTACAAGACCAACCAAGTAACCAACCAACCCGAAGATGACAACAACCACGCTCTCGATGCGCTACGATACGTGGCAATGGAGAAGCTGAAAACTAACTCAGGTAAATACTCGATAAGATGACAGAACTAATTCAAGGCGATTGCTTAACCGAAATGCAAAACATACCCGACAAAAGTATTGATGCAATTATTTGTGATTTGCCGTATGGGACAACACAATGCAAATGGGATAGTATTATTGATATGGGTTCATTGTGGACTGAGTATAAAAGAATAATTAAAGATAATGGCGCTGTAATCCTTTTTGCTTCACAACCCTTTACAAGTGTTTTAATAAGCAGTAATTTGAAGATGTTTAAATACTCTTACGTGTGGGACAAGAAGACAAAAACAAACCATTTAAACGCAAAGAAGCAACCGTTAAGGCAAACAGAAGATATTTGTGTATTTTATAAAAAGCAACCGACCTACAACCCACAAGGGCTAATTGAGTGTGAGGTTTATAATTTTAGACCGAACCACTTTAAATACAAAAAAGGTGAAAAGGTTTATGGTGAGCAAAAAGAACACAGTAATAAAAGTAGCTACACAAACTACCCAAGCAACTTGCTACAATACAGTAACGGAAACCACAACAGCATACATCCGACCCAAAAGCCAGTTGATTTGTTGGAGTTTTTAGTTAACACCTACACAGATGAAGGTATGACAATACTTGATAATACGATGGGAAGCGGCACAACTGGAGTAGCCGCAAAGAATCTAAACCGTTCGTTTATTGGGATAGAGCAAGACCCGAAGTACTTCAAGATAGCTGAAGAGCGGATAAACAAACCCGACCTTTTCAGTTAGGCACAAAAACACAGATTCGCTATTTATTACCGAGATGCTTGAAC